GGCTGGGATCGCAAGGCTAAGGCGTTAGGTTTTAGACCCCGTAAGTGGGTGAGAGAGGTTTAACATGGCTGGCGGTACGACAAACACGGTTACGAGAACCGAACTTGACCCGACAATGCGTCCCTATGTCCAGTACGGACTAAGCGAGGCACAAAGACTCTATCAACAGGGTGCTCCTGAGTTTTTCACAGGTCAAACCTATGTGGGTCCGTCTCAGCAGACGCAGGCTGCGCTCTCTGCGATGCAGACAAGGGCTATGCAAGGAAACCCGCTTGTGCCTTTGGCGCAACAGCAATTAGCAACGACGCTCGGTGGTTCTCGTGCTGAGACATTGGCAGGGGCAACAAGTCCCGTCTTAGCTAATACGGTTGCAGGTGGTTATCTCGGACAGAACCCGTACTACACATCTGCTTTACAGCCTGGGTTCCAAGCAGCAACAACTCAGTACCAAGACGCAATCAACCAAATGCGGTCTCGCGCTTCTCAGGCGGGGCGTTACGGAACTAACGAAGCCCTGATGAGTCAAGAGCAACGCGCACAAGGCGCACTTGCTAACGCGCTTGCAGGGCAGGCTGCGCAGTTGGGTTACTCCGGTTACGAGGCTGAGAGGGGTAGACAGCAACAAGCACTAGGTATGGGGCTGGATCTCTACGAAGCAGAGAGGGCCAGACAACAAGCGGCTATCGGTGCTGCTCCAGGCTTGGCCGCACAGGATTACACAGATATTGCACAACTTGCACAGGCAGGTCAGGCAGCAGAGACCTACCAACAGGCAGCCCTGCAAGACGCTATTCAGAGATTCAACTACCAACAGCAAGCACCTTATGCAGCCTTACAGTCATTCCTCTCATCTTCCTTTGGTGCGCCACAAGGGATGCAGACGGTTGCGCCTAGTTACTCTAACCCGCTTGCAGGCGTACTTGGTGCAGCACTAGCAGGAAAGGCTTTGTTGTCGTGAGCGGCGTAGAACCTCTTATTGCAGCCGAGGTTATTGGTTCTACCGCTGCCGCTGGGGCAGCCGAAGCCGCTTCTGCTGGAACCGCTGCCGCTGCCGCTGGCACTGCTAACCCATTTCTAGCATCTGCCTACGGTTCTTTGCCTGGTATGACAATGGGGTCACAGCAGGCGGCAATGCTTGCAGCGCAGACAGGTGAGTTTGGTTTACCTGGGCTTATGTCTACCGGTGGATCTGCGACTTATGCTGGTGCTGGAGGCCCGTTAGCTAAAATGGCTTTTTCTTCTGGATCGCCTACAGCTATGCGTATGGGTATGCAAGGCATGAATATGATGCAGCAATCGGCCCCGCAAGCACCACCTCCTCCAGGCATCAAGCGCGGACAAGTCCCGCAGGGTGTAGATTTCAACTCGTTGCTCGCTCAACCAGTGCAACGCAAGCGCATCTCTCTGTTGTGAGGGCAAGATGGACGAATACTTAGCTCGATTGTTTGGAAGTCAACCGTCTTACATGGGGCAACTCATGGGGGCAGACGACGCAGAAAGGCTTCGCCAAGAAGCGCAGCGTCAAGGTTTGTTAGGGACTGGTATCGGTTTACTTATGGCTTCTGGGCCTTCTGCACAGCGTCAGAATATCGGGCAGATTGTCGGTCAGGGGTTGATGGCAGGACAGCAAGCCTACCGTGGTGCTACTCAGCAGGCAATCCAGGACAAGATGATGGGATTGCAATTTGCTGAGATGGCTCGCAAACAACAAGCAATGGAAACTGCTAGAAAAGAGTTGCCTAGGCTTGTGCAAACCACTGAGATACCTGGAGCACAGATTCCTTTAGCCGTTCCAATGGACGAAGAAGGTAATGTTATGCCAGAGGCGCGTATGCCTGGGCAAATTACGCGAGCAATTAACCCGCAAGCGGCATCTGCACTTCGTGCGGCATTAGATCCAGCCTTATACGAAAAAGTTATGAAGGCGGCGGAAATAGAAACCAAAACCAACGAGCCTAAGTACGAAAAAATTGGCAATAGAGTTGTCGCTATTAATCCTGATGGGACGGTTAAGGTTCTTTATCAAGGGCCACAAAATCTTGAATTTAGGGCCGCCGGCGATACGGTTTTTGGTCTTAATCCTGAGACCGGCGCAAAGGTTACGGAATTCAATGCAGAGTCATCTCCACTACCTCCTGCTGCAAAGGTATATGCTAGGGTTTACTTCCCTGGTATTGCATATACGTCATTGAGCCCTGAGCAAGTAGCACAAGCAATGAACTGGGCGCAAATGGCAAGTCCTGCTGACGTTGCTACTTTAGAACAAAAGAATGTTGAATTACAGGCAACGGTAGGAGTAAGAGGCCCGTCTGTCCCACAGAGACCGCCACTAGCACCTCCTGCTGCCGTTCCTCAAGTTACCCCGCAAGTTGCCCCGCAAGTTGCGCCTCAAGTTGCCCCTCAAGCCACTAGGCAAGCACAGCCTGCGCCGCAACCAGTTGCACAGCCTGCGCCAACACAAGCCGCCCCACAACAAGCGTTGCAAGCACCTGTTGCTGGAGAACCAGCTTATACGCAGTCAACTGTAGACAATCCGACGGTTGTCAATCCTGCCATTCCGTTAAAAACTCGTAATGAATTTAAGTCTAAACAACCGCAAGTAATGACAGCAACTGTGTCAATGCTTAGGACATATCGAGATACGCAAAACGATATTAGGAACTTGTTGAATAATGATGAAGGGCTTAGGGCTGCTACTGGTTTTGGGGGTGAACTTGTCTCTAAGGTTTCTGGGACACGGGCGGCAGACGCAAAAGCAATTATGGACAAATTAGCTAACCGTAGTTTTGTAACTGGTCTTAACGAAATGAGAGCAGCATCTCCAACCGGAGCCGGTGTTGGAGCGGTCACAGAAAAAGAAGGTGCAAGGTTTGAAAACCTTGTTGCTAGCTTGGCACAAGCGCAAACATACGAGCAGTACAAAAGCCAATTAATTCAGCTAGATCGTTATCTGTCGGAAGTATCTGTATCTACTAAAAATGCTTATGAGCAAGACTTTGGAAGAAACCAAACAATCAATAGTGTTTTCTCGCAAATGCCAAAGCCTTTGACGCAGCAACAAGTCACTCCTGGCGATCTTGGTAGTGCTGCGAGACAAGAGCTTGAGCGAAGAAAGCAAAGGAAATAGTGATGGCTATTGATCTAAGCAAGCTATCAGATGCGGACCTTGAAGCGTTAGCCAATAACGACCTATCTAAGGTCTCTGACCTTGGGCTTAAGTACATTGCTAGACAACAACCGGTAGATAGGCCTATAGAAGAGCGTGTCTCTCGTATCCCTGGGCTTGTGGCTAGAGGTATGGCCCCTTCAATGATGGGTGCTGCTCTTGGTGCTCCTCTTGGCCCTGTTGGTATGCTTGCTGGATCTTTGGCCGTTCCTGCTGCTGAGTTAACTTCGCAGGCTTATAACGCAATAGTCCCAGAGGAATACCAGTTAAAAGTAACACCTTCTCAAGCTATTTCTAACCTGCTTACGCAGATTGGCCTGCCTCAACCGGAAACAACGCCAGAACGCATGATTACGCAAGGTTCTAGCGCGTTAGGCGGTACAGCGGCATCAATCCCTGGTTTTATGCGTTTAAGTCAGGTTGCAGCAACTCCAACACGCAGAGCGGTTTCTACGCAAATGGCCGCCGCCCCAGGTTCTCAAATGGTTGCCGCTCCTGTAGGTGCTGCGACGGGTGAAGCCGTAGAAAGCGCAACAGATTCTCCGCTTGCTGGTATGTTTGCTAATGTTGTTGCCGGAGGTCTAGCGGGTGCAAGGCGTGGAGAGAAACCTTCTGTCCCGACAAGAGAGTCTGTCAAAGACGCTGCTAGGGCAGCATACGAGGTTGCTACGTCTGCTGGCGTTATCGTGCAGCCTAATAGCTTCCAAAAGCGTTTAAGCGACATTGAGACTACAGTTAAGTCTGCTGGTTTTGACGCAGACCTACATCCTAAAGTCGCTGCTGTTTTAAGGCGTTTCCAGAATGAAGGCCAAACGCCAAAGACATTAGACGAGTTAGAAATTTTAAGGCGTGTTGCAAACAGTGCTGCTGGATCTCTTGAAAAAGACGAGCGCAGGCTTGGCCGAATGATTATCTCTAAGCTAGATGATTACGTTGAGAACCTTGGTCAGGCTGACTTGATTGGTGGTAATGCGGCTGCTGGATCTACCGCGTTAAAAACAGCAAGGAATTTGTGGTCAAGAAGCGTAAAAACAGAGACCTTAGACGACATCATTGAGAAGGCAACGACTTCGGCTTCTCAGTATTCTCAGTCAGGTATGGAGAACGCGCTTAGAACGCAGTTCAGGCAATTGGCAAACAACAAAAACAGGTTGAGCCAATTCAATAGCGAAGAACAAGCGGCTATCAAATACGTTGCTCGTGGCGGCAACATACAGAACGTCCTTAGATACCTTGGTAAGTTAGCACCAACAGGCGTTGTATCTGGTGGCCTATCTACTGGCGCAGGCTATTTGTTTGGCGGGCCTCTTGGCGCAGCCGTTCTTCCTACGGTTGGGGCTGCATCTAGGTTTGGCGCGGAGCGAATGATGCAGCAAAACGTAGAAAATCTACGAAATCAGGTGCTTATGGGTAGGCAAATAGGCCGAGGAACGCCTACAATCTACAGTACGCCAGCAGCAATGCGCGGCTTGCTGTATTCGAATCAAGAGGCTGAGTGATGGCTAAGACGAAAATAAGTGAGTTTTCCTCAACTCCAGGCAATAACACCGACATAGACGGTATCGACATTGCCGAGGGTTGTGCGCCTAGTAACATCAACAACGCTATTCGGGAGTTGATGAGTCAGCTTAAAAACCAACAAGCTGGACTCGATGGCGACACCTTTACAACGAACGATGTCCTTACGGTATCAGGTGTCACGGCTAACGCAGGCCGAGTAAGACTGGGTGAGGATGCAGACAACGGTTCCAATTACACGGAACTAAGGTCTGCTGCGTCGCTTGCGTCCAATCTCACGTTTGTGCTTCCCTCTTCGGATGGATCAGCGAACACAGTTTTAGCGACAGACGGTTCAGGCAACCTATCGTTTTCTGCAATCACTGGGACGGGCAATGTAGTACGAGCGACTTCTCCAGCTTTAACAACGCCAGACCTTGGTACGCCTTCAGCGGCAACACTTACAAATGCTACTGGCCTTCCTATCGTTGCAGGCACTACAGGAACCTTATCTGTAGCACGAGGTGGTACAGGCGCAGCAACAGCAGCAGATGCTAGGACTAACTTAGGCGTAACCGAAACAGGGCAGGACACAACCTACGCATTCAGGGCTAACAATCTTTCTGATTTAGCCTCTGCATCCTCTGCTCGTACGAACCTCGGTTTAGGAACGATTGCAACGCAAGCGGCATCGAGCGTTTCTATTACAGGCGGGTCGATCACAGGGATTACCGATCTTGCGGTTGCCGATGGTGGAACTGGCGCATCTTCTGCTGCCGACGCTAGGACGAACTTAGGCGTTACGGCGACAGGTCAAGACACGACGTACGCTTATCGGTCGAACAACCTCTCTGACTTGGCCTCTGCGTCTACAGCCAGAACGAATCTTGGTTTGGGTTCTATTGCTACGCAAGCAGCAAATTCAGTCTCTATCTCTGGTGGATCAATAACAGGCATTACAGACCTTGCTGTAGCAGATGGTGGTACAGGTGCATCTTCTGCGGCAGATGCCCGTACGAACCTCGGTGTACCTTCCTTGACGGGTTCTGGTGCTAGCGGGACATGGGGCATTGATATTACGGGTGCTGCTGCAAGCGCGACAAGTGCAACAAGCGCAACGACAGCAACTAATCTTGCGGGCGGTGCTGCTAACCGAATTGCCGTGCAAACGGGTTCTGGGGCGACTGGGTTTGTTACTGCCCCAACAAGTTCAGGCACTTACTTAAGCTGGAACGGTACTGCTCTCACCTGGGCATCTCCTTCTGGAACCGGTGACGTTGTAGGCCCATCTTCTGCAACAGCCAATCAGATCGTACTGTTTGACGGGACTACAGGAAAGTTAGTAAAGGCAGCGTCTACAACGGGCGTATTGAAGGCTGTAAGCGGTGTTATTTACGCAGCTACATCAGGAACAGACTACGCTCCCGCAACGTCAGGAACAGGGATTCTTAAGGGTGATGGTGCTGGAGCCTTTTCGACCGCCTCTTCTGGTATTGACTACGCACCTGCAACAAACGGAACTGCGATCTTAAAGGGCAATAATGCTGGTGGGTTTGCTAATGCTGCTGCTGGTACTGATTATGTTGCACCAGGGGGAGCGTTAGGGACACCTTCTTCCGGTACGTTAACCAACGTCACGGGTCTACCAATATCAACAGGCGTGTCTGGCTTAGGCACAAATGTAGCGACTGCACTCGGTGTAAGCGTAGGGTCTGCCGGAGCCTTTGTCCTTAACGGTGGTGCATTAGGAACCCCTACCTCAGGAACCCTAACCAACGCCACAGGTCTTCCTGTTTCTACGGGTATATCAGGACTAGGAACCAACGTAGCGACTGCTTTAGCGGTCAACGTAGGCTCTTCTGGTGCTGTTGTTGTGAACGGTGGTGCGCTAGGCACACCTTCGTCGGGTACGTTGACTAACGCCACAGGATTGCCTTTAACGACGGGTGTTACTGGAACCCTGCCGGTTGCTAATGGCGGTACTGGTCAATCTTCGTTTACCGACGGTCAGTTGATGATTGGTAATACATCGACAGGCTTGCTAAGTAAATCAACTCTGACTGCTGGCTCTAACATCACTATCACGAACGGCAATGGAAGCATTACGATTGCTTCTACTGCATCCGGTTCTGGTGATGTTGTAGGCCCATCTTCATCGACCGATAGTCAGATTGCGCTTTTTGATAGCACCACAGGAAAGCTAATAAAGGCTGCAACAACCACGGGCCTATTAAAAGCCTCGTCAGGTGTTATAGCTGCGGCAGTATCAAGCACTGATTACGCTCCTGCAACAAGCGGAACATCTTCTCAGTTATTGGGGAGTAATGGCACAGGCGGGTTTAGCAATGTCACAGTAGGCTCTGGCCTTACTTACTCTGCTGGAACCTTGTCGGCATCAGGTACTGGCGATGTTGTTGGCCCTGCTTCAGCGAGTGATAACGCATTTGCAAGGTTTGACGGAACAACCGGAAAGCTAATTCAGAATAGTTCTGCAACGCTAGCTGACGATGGGAGCGCGACATTTACCGATTCTTTGACGCTTGCGCTTGGGGTCAATACTTACAGTTCTTTAACTTGGCAAGTCTATGCGGGCGGCGGAAAAACACTTACGTTGCGGCCTAGCAATTCTCAAAGTGCAAATTTAACTTTTATCATGCCAACTGGATACGGAACAAGTAACCAAGTGCTTACAACAAATGGTTCTGGTACTTTATCTTGGTCTACTCCATCTGGTGGTAGTGGATTTAGTCCTGTGACAGCAGCAATGATCTTTGGATAGGAACAACTATGGCAGCTCCAAATCTACTCTCACCGACAACCATAAACGGCAAGACCGTAACGGTTGACTTATCTACCACCTCTGCGACTTCAATCCTTAGTAATGCTGCAAGTTCCGGCAAGGTCTTAAAGATCAACTCGCTGTATGTTGCCAATGTAGACGGAACTAGCAACGCAGAGATCACAATCAACTACTACTCTGCTGCTGCGCTTGGTGGTACTGCAACACAGATAGCGTCTACGGTAGTTGTTCCTGCTGACTCTACCTTGGTGGTAATTGATAAAGACGCTTACATCTATCTTGAAGAAGATCGCTCACTAGGTGCTACGGCTGGAACGTCTAGCGACTTGAAGGTTGTTTGCTCTTACGAAGATATTAGCTAGGAGTCGCCATGCCTAGAGGCAACGGCGGGATAATCGGCCCCGCAAACATCCCAAGTACAAGTTCTGCAAAAGGTGTCTGGTCGCTGACAGAGGCGCAGTTAGCGCAGAAACAAGGTACATGGCCGAAAATGTTTACAACGCAGACATTTACCTCATCGACAACTTGGACTGTTCCCGCTGGCGTTACCAGTGTTGATTACCTTGTTGTCGCTGGCGGTGGTGGTGGTGGTGCTGGTTATTACGGCGGTGGTGGTGGAGCGGGTGGTTTGTTGCAAGGAACTTTGTCAGTTACTCCTGGCGCGAGTTTAACCGTAACAATTGGTGGTGGCGGGGCAGGATCAACGAGTTCAACTAGTCAAGCCTCCGACGGAACATCCTCTGTGTTTTCTTCTGTTAGCACCACTGGAGGGGGTGGCGGCGGTTCCAATAATACCGGTGCTGCATACTCAGCAGGGCGAAGTGGTGGTTCTGGTGGAGGCGCGTCTTCTGAACCGCAAATTGGTGGCGCAGGGACATCTGGTCAAGGTAATGCTGGCGCACCTGTAACATATACTTTTAATAGTTATGGTGGTGGCGGCGGTGGTGCTGGTGCAGCCGGTACGACAGGGATTGGTGGAGGAAGTGGTGGAGAGGGTGGTATTGGGGTACAGGCAACCATAAACTCCACGTATTACGCCGGTGGTGGTGGGGGTGGGCAGAGCAATAAGGATACCCCTGGTGGCACTGGCGGCGGCGGAAGGGGTGGCAGAAGACTCACTAATCCATATTCACCAGACCCAGGATCAACTAATACTGGCGGCGGCGGTGGTGGTGGTGCTGATACCGGTAACAATGGTGCGGCAGGCGGCTCCGGCATTGTGATTATTAAATATCAAGGTTAAACATGGCTCACTTTGCTGAATTAGATAATCAAAATACAGTCTTGAGAGTGCTTGTCATCGCTAACGCAGACACTTCTGACGAAAACGGTAATGAGCAAGAAGAAATTGGTATTGCTTTTTGTCAAAGATTGTTTGGTGGCAACTGGAAACAAACAAGTTATAACGGGAAGATACGCAAAAACTACGCAGGCATTGGTTACACCTATGATGCAGTGCGAGATGCTTTTATACCGCCGCAGCCTTTTGCTAGTTGGGTGCTAAACGCTGGTTCTTGTCTTTGGGAGGCTCCCATAGCGATGCCAACTGACGGTAAAATGTACTCATGGGATGAAGATACTGTGAGTTGGATTGAGAGATGACACCCGAACAGAAGTCAGACGTACTGGTAGAAGTCGCAAAAGCCACTCCTCCGGTAGCTATTACAACAGCCGTGACTGTTGGCGGTCTGACTCTGAATGAATGGGTAGCAATTGCTACCTTGCTCTACATTGTGTTACAGTCCGGCTGGCTTGTCTGGAAATGGTTCCATGCCATAAAAGATAAGAAGAATGAAGCACAATCTTCCGATAGTTAAAGTAGTTTGGGAAGATGCCTGCCACGACACTTTGGGTTGGGGTGATAGCCCAGAGAAAGCCAAGGACTTTCAAGTCCCGCTTGTTGTCTCTATAGGATTCTTGCTAGGAGAGACCAAGCAGGGCGTGAAAATTTGTCAGTCATTGACTGACGACGCAATTGCTCAGTCTTTGGTGATTCCGCGCAAGATGATCCAGAGCATAGAGCGTGGAGCTTGGAGTGAGAAAAAAGGCAGAAGATGAAGAATTCATCGCAGTCTGGAAAGAACTAGGTAGCCCAACAAAAATCTCAGACCGTATCGGTCTTACCCTTCGCAATGTGTACGAGCGACGAAGGGCAATCGAGAAGAAATACAACATCCTTCTCCCTACAAAAGACGCTCGTTTTACCTTACCTGAGAATCGTAGGCGAGCGACGCTAGAAACTGAAGGCTATGTGATTGTATTCTCTGACGCTCACTTCATGCCTGGTGAGCCATCTGCGGGGTTTAATGCCCTGCTTAAAGTTATCAAAACCCTAAAGCCCAAAGCGATTATCGCAAACGGAGATATTCTCGACGGGGGAACTATCTCTCGTTTTGGCCCTATGGACTGGTCTCCAGTCACAAGTCTGCGCGATGAACTCGAAGCAGTTCAATGGCATATGGATCAGATCGTCAAGGCCTGTAAAGGTTTAGGCACTTTCTTACATAGAACCACGGGCAACCATGACATACGGTTTGACAAAAGATTAGCTGGTTCTGTTCCTGAGTTCAAAGGCATCCAAGGTACGATGCTCAAGGATCATCTACCTGAGTGGTCTGTCAGTTGGTCGGTGATGGTCAATGACATCTGCATGATTAAGCACAGACTCCAACACTCAGGTATCCACTCCGGTTACAACAATACTTTGAAGGCAGGTATATCTACAGTCTCAGGGCATACCCATCTTTTGGAAGTCAAAGGATGGGGCGACTATCGAGGACGTAGATACGGTGTATCTACAGGGATGCTTGCAGATCCTGATGGTGGTCAGTTTTCTTATATCGAGGACAATCCTGTCCCCTGGTGTCAAGGCTTTGCTGTCTTATGTTTCAGAGATGGTCTACTCTTGCCTCCTGAACTCGTCGAAGTTATCGAAGGGACAGCGTACTTTAGGGGTCAAGCCGTTGGCTAACTTTGAATCTGCTTACGACAAGATGATGGAGGACGAGGGAGGTTACGTCCTTCACGAAGTCCAGGGAGACCGAGGCGGCCAAACCTACGCGGGTATTGCTCGCAAGATGCACCCCAAGTGGGAGGGCTGGCAGCATATCGACTACCAGGAAACACCTCCGACACAGTTAGTCCGAGACTTCTATAAAGAAAACTTCTGGGACAAGATCAAAGGTGATGACTTAACGCATGACGTTATAGCCTCATCCCTCTTTAACTTTGCTGTCAATGCTGGAGTTCCCGTAGCCATCAAACTTGCCCAGATATGCGTTAAAACGGCCCCAGATGGCGTTATTGGCCCCAAGACTATATCTGCACTCAACCAAGCCAATCCTGAGCTATTTGTTGCCTATTACGCGCTGGCAAAGATCGCTAGGTATCGGGATATTGTTTTGCGTGATCGCAGCCAACTTAAGTTTCTTCTTGGTTGGGTTTCTAGGACGCTCAAGCTATGAACCTGCTCGGAATCTCTTCCATTGTTGATAGCGTCGGAAAAGTTATCGGAGACCTGCACACATCAGACAAAGAACGCATGGAGCTTGAGCTAGAAGCCAAGCGTATCGACCAAGCAATAGACCTCGGTCAAATGGAAGTCAATAAGGTCGAGGCCGCTAACCAGAATATGTTTGTTGCTGGCTGGAGACCTGCTATCGGTTGGGTTGGTGCGGGTGCGATGTTCTACCAATTCCTTGCTTACCCTCTTTTGGTCTGGGCATGGACTTGGATGCAAGCAGAACAGATTGTCCCGCGGGAGGTAAAACCTCCTCCCATGTTAGACACCGACGCTCTATGGGTTATTTTGAGCGGTATGTTGGGTATTGCTGGGATGAGGTCTTTCGAGAAAGCGAAAGGTGTTGCGCGGTAACTTCGTCTCGCACCATTTGCCCGATCTTCTGTCCGTGAATCTTGTCGATCTTCTCGATGATCGGAAGTCGTTTGCTTTTAGCTAACTTTAAGATCATCTTTGCCCAGTCCTGAACGACAAACGGCAACGCTTGGTTATACGCTGCCGCTATCTCTCCCACGTCTGACGACTTAACTTGCTTGATAAGGTTGATCCACGATTCCACGGATCGACCACTCCTTAAACGCTTTGTGCTTTGCCATTGTGTCCGGACAATGTGTGGACGGTGGAACCCATCCGTGTTCCCTCCAGATTTCCTCGACGGGTCTGAACTTTTCTGTCCTCGTCTGATTCTCGATTAACTCTTTCCAGTTGCTCATAATAAGCCTTTCGGGAACGGATAGACCGCATCCTCGTGAGGAGTTCCTGGCCGTGGTGCATTGAAGAACCTCCGTTTTTCCAACTCTGTAGGCTTCCAGAAACACTCCGGAGCCTCAGACTTGATGATGTGAATGACCCTCTCTAAGACCGGAGAGTCGTCGGAAATGTTTGCAGGTCGCTTTGCAAACGCCTTTTTAAGCATGGTTTGGTGATGAACGCTTAACATATCAAAATGGAACTGAATCGTCGTCATCGACTTTGGTTGATCTTACTTCCTCTTTTGCCTGGAACTTAAGCCCCAGATACTTCCCGTCAGAACCCTCGTTGACCCATCCTGAGATCCAGTATTCAGTCTCGTTTATCATTGCTGAACCTCGGTAGTCTGGGTGTACGTCTTTTTCTTTCTTCTTGTTCTTGCTAATACTTCCTGTTAGTTCTTTTGGCATAACGACAACTCCATTTGATTAACTTCATTGAGAAAAGCAACTAGATCAGCCTCGATCTTGGTTAGCTCTTCCGGCTTTGGCTCGTAACGAACGACGAATAGTTGAAGATGTTCAGGAAGTCTTGGATCGAACGACACAAAGTCGCACCAAGTCCTACCTGTTACGAGCATTTGAGTGAGCATCTGTGGTTTGTATTTAGTTGGAACCTCCTTTGCTAGTAAGTAATCAACGTGAGTGTTTGAGTTAGGGCACTTGATCTCGATCAGCCCTGAGCCTGCAAAGCCATCAGGACTCGCTCCAAGCCACTTTATCGACTTGTGGGTATGAAACCCTGTCTGCTCGACGAAGTGGCCTGTATGGACTTCGTAGGCTGCTCTAGCAACGGGTTCTTGTTCCGTACCCCATTGCATAGCTGCGTTGGTGAATGAATCGCTTTGTAGTCCCGTCAAACGCTCTGTAACGAGTTGAATCTGATAGTTACGGCGCGTAGCCGTACCAGGTTTCGCAAGCGCGTCTGAGGCCCGTGAAGCTGTTAGGTGACCTAGTCTTGCTTTGTGCCAATCATCAGTTCTTTGTTCCATGTCAGTTCATCTTTGAAAATATTTCTGCAAATTGTGTGTGTTCGTTGTGTACAACGACTTTGAATGTCAACGAGATTTTTTTATGGTGTTTGTTAAGAAGCCAATCCTCAAACAATGCTTTAACGCCGTTATAAATTGCAGGCTCGGCTAAAGGTCTTAGAGTGACCAGTAGTTTGAGTTCATTCCCTACGGCATGAGCACCCCAAACATCGTTCAGAAACTGTTGTTTGAATCCAGTTGTTTCATAAGTGTCTTGGAACTCAAACCATAAATCTTCCAGTTCCAACGATCTTTTGCCGCTTTTTTTCCGTAAGTTAGCCATGTTTTTGCTCCTTTGTCTGATTTTTATCCGTAAATTAGCTGTGTTTTTGCACCTTTAATATCCCTCGTTCGATCATTGCTTGCATCGTGTTGATATATGCCTGGTTCCAAAAGTCTCGACGTTCCTCACGAGACATTTCTTTTCCCTGGTCTAAGTATGAGTGACACTTAAAACAAAGAGATGCTACTAAAGCATCAGAGACCTTAATGCCCATGCCTTTTCCTTGATTTCTATGAGCAGCGACTACAGTTCCATCTTCACAGAAACATGATCCGCAAGGCATATTTCTACAAGCCTCAAGCAACTTTTTGTTTGAGTACATTGATCTTCCTTAAGTCAAGTTCAGCATCCTTCATCTCGTCTGTCCAGACTAAACCCTTCTCGATTGCGTACTGCAATAGTTGCTCTACGAGATCCGAAAACTCAGATACGGTAAGCGAAGCAGTCGAAGGCTCGATCTCTTTTACGACACCTCCAGGAAGTTCAACGACACGAGAAGGTAAAAACCTTGTCTTAGCCCACTCGTGCCAGATGTCTTGGGTATATTGCTGGCCCATTAATTGTTCAGCGCAAGCTGTCAGGATCGACCAATAAAACCGATTCTGAGCCGCTGTGCGAGGCGGTTTAGAGATAGTTACCATGTAGCCAAGTTCAGTGGCTTCTATGGCCTCTATGACCCTCCTGCGGTCAGTCTCAGTTGTTAGGATTGATCTCATTTTGTAAGTACCAGTTGTAGTTAGCTCGAAAGGCTCGTCTCTCGAAGTCGGTGAACTTATCGTGACGCTCTGAGAACATGGCGTTGACCATGCGTCTCTTGAATTCTTTGCTGTCAACGTCAAGCCACATCATGTAATTGTCGAGCCCAGACTCGTAAAGGTCTCCAAATAAGAACCTCAGAGCGGTAATCGTTTCGTCTGTAGGTCTAGTTTTGTAGGGTGCTTTGC